ATGTCAAGGGACTTTATACACAAGCTTGACGAACTGCGGGAGGCGTGTGGCTTTCCGTTTATTATAACGAGTGGTTACAGGAGTTCTAATCACTCACTGGAAAAACGTAAGGAGAAAGCAGGAAAACATGCCCAAGGTATTGCAGCAGACATTAGAGCACGTAACGGAAATGAAAGATACACAATTGTACAAGAAGCTATCAAGCTGGGATTTAATGGTATTGGAGTCGCTAGTACTTTCATCCATGTGGATAGCAGGATTTGTGGAGCTGACAAAGCTCCTGTAATGTGGTGTTATTAAGGAGATAGACTTATGTTGCAATCATTGATTGGGCCGGTTACCGGACTGTTAGATAAATTTATAGAGGATAAAGATAAGAAGAACGCCATAGCTTTTGAGTTAGCTACTATGGCAGAGAGACACGCTCAAGAGTTAGCCAAGGGTCAGTTAGAAGTTAACAAGACTGAGGCAGCACATAAGAGTTTGTTTGTTGCTGGCTGGAGACCCGCAATAGGTTGGATATGCGGAATGGCTCTACTCTATTCTACTATACTAGCTCCTATATTAGGTATATGGTTTACTGTCCCGCCTGTGGATAGCGCACTACTTACAAGTGTGTTAATGGGTATGCTAGGCTTAGGTGCTATGCGTACTGTAGAAAAAGCTAAAGGCGTTCAAAGGGAGAAGTAACATGGCAGCTAAAAAGAAATCAACAGTTAATAAGGCAGGTAACTATACCAAACCGACCATGCGAAAGAATCTGTTTAACAAAATAAAAGCGGGTACTAAAGGTGGTAAGGCGGGTCAATGGTCAGCTCGCAAGGCTCAGATGCTTGCGAAGGAATATAAAGCTAAAGGGGGAGGTTACAAATGAAAGTAAAAGCACCAGCAGGACATCATTGGATGAAACAAAAGAACGGTACGTTTAAGTTAATGAAGCATACCGGCAAGTTTGTTAAGCATAAAGGAGCAAGTCTGGAAGCTAACTTCCCCGTGCAGAAGGTACATAAGTAATGGCACTTAAAAAATCACAGAAGTCTTTAAAGAAATGGACTAAAGAAGAATGGGGTACTAAGTCAGGTAAGCCTAGTACCCAAGGAAAGAAGGCAACTGGGGAGCGCTATCTGCCTAAGAAAGCTAGGCAGGCTTTAAGCTCTAAAGAGTATGCGGCAACCACAAAAAAGAAGCGAGCCGACACTAAGAAAGGTAAGCAGCATAGTGCTCAACCCAAAAAGATTGCAAAGAAAACACGGAGCTATAGGAAATGAGTAAGAAAAAAGACCCTCGACTAGCTAGAGCAGGAGTAAGCGGCTATAATAAACCGAAACGTACACCGAATCACCCGAAGAAAAGCCATATTGTTGTGGCAAAAGAAGGCGACAAAATCAAAACAATTCGGTACGGAGAGCAGGGAGCCAGTACAGCAGGTAAGCCCAAGGCCGGAGAGTCAGAAAAGATGAAGAAAAAACGTGCAAGTTTTAAAGCCCGACATGCTAAGAACATTGCCAAGGGCAAAATGTCTGCGGCATATTGGGCTAATAAATCTAAGTGGTAGAGAAGGCTGTTAGCTCACGCTCAAGGTAGTCATGCATCTTTTCTAGTTTAGGTTTAGCATCACGAATAATCTTACGCACGAGCATTAGCTCATCACCCTTAAACACTTCATGCAGTCGGTCTTCGGGGAGACCACCCATCTCAGTTAGGATGGCCCCCGAATGATTGACGATTATTTTAAACGATAGTATATTAGCTTCCTTTGCTTTCATGTATATCTCCTTATACTATCTCACAAGCTCCACCGACACACGCTAATTCCTGTGAGCCTGTAGTGTTGTCTTCTTGTTCAAAGTAAATTAAGTCATTCCAATTGACATCTTTAGGCATAGAAGCTAGTAACTCTTCATACTTCTCTGCGCTGATGTCTTCATACGGAGCTTGCTGATATACATGGTCGCTAACTGGCAACAAACTAATACCGGAACATATATCAAAGTTCTCCCATATCCACTGCGCTACTTGCAGGTACTCATCATCAGTATAGTACACAGTGATACTTGGCTTATGCTCGCACCAGTGATTTTGATAAGCCTTCCAAAGTGCTAACTGCTGCATAGCCCCTACCTCTTTTACAACTACGCTGGCTGCCGGAGCCTTGACCGGAAAGCTATAGACCACTGAAGACTCCGACATTACATCTTGTTCTACTGGGAATCCTGCTGCTTCCATAAAGACTGCAAGTGGGTCTTTTTTGTCAGAGCGTACTCTGCGAATGTAATGCTTAGAGAAGCGAGGATGGATACCACTAGCACTATCGACAAGTTGAGATACAGTGCCGCTAGGCTTAACACACGTAATAGCAGCAGACTGTTCAATGCCAAGCTTCTTAGCCCATTTCTCGTTGACCTTGATAGCATGGTCACGAAGACCTTCCAGTGTTGATGCAAGTTCTTCTGCATCTCCTTTACCCGATAGTAACTCATTGTCCATAATTCCTGTCATGCTTAAACCAAGCAGTGCTTCTTCCGCTGTATTCTTTTGCCAAATGTTTCGCAAGTATCTAAAGTCTGTAAGCGTTGCCTGTAGTGTGCCAATGATAGCAGCTAGTTCTACTTTTTCTTTAAGTGTTTCTGCTGTGTCGTCTTCACGCACAACAACCTCAGATAGATTACAGAACTGATTAGAGCGTAGGATAATCTCAGAGCACGGGTTAGTGCCAAAGTCTTGCTCAGAATCTCTACGTCCATTGCGAGCTGCAATATTTTGTGCAGCTACACGGCTAAACAATCCTCGCTCACCTGCCCTGCTTTCATAGAGTGTCTTCATCTCATTGATGAATGCCTCAAAATCAGGCTTCTCAGTATATGCTACGCTGTTGTTAGCCAGTCTACGATGTCCGTCTACTTCCCACCATGCGCCAGTCTTAGCTTTAGCCATGCGATTGTCAGAAAGATTTGATAGACTAATAAGGGCTGAACGTCTTACGCCACCTACAACTACAATGTCAGCAATCTTACATACAACATCGTGGCACTCGATAGATGTCATCTTGCGTCCCCGTGCTTTCTGGAAGACTTCTACACAGAAACGAAATAAATCGTCAAGAGGCGCAGAGCCTGAAGCACGACCACCAAAAGTTTTAAGCCTTGCACCAGAAGGACGCACTTTGCTCATATCCCATTTAGGAATCTTACCGGCATATAACATTGCAATCAACTCACGAAACGCAGAAGCCCATCCAATCTTACTGTCTCCAACAACAATCGTTGTGTCAGTTGGGTGGAAAGTTTCAGCAATTACTGGGAGCTTGTTGATGAATGCTCGCTCAACACTAAAGCCTACACCAGTACCGCACATCAAAACGTACATCAGTTCATCAAAGCTTCGTGGAGAATCAATAGCTAAGTAACTACAATTAAATCCAGCCACGTTATCTTTATCTAAAGCTTCACCTGCTGTCATCATGCAGCGCATAGACGGCATAACTTTTTGTGTTACAATACCATCATACAATCGCTCTGCTGTTTTCTTATCTATTTGCTTTCGATTAATCCAAAAGTCTACATAACGCTGTACTGTTTCTTCCCATGTCTCTCTTCGCCCTTCGTTGCTGAGCCATCGTGCATATCGACTTTTGTGTATAAACTGTTGGTACTTGTCCATTAATCTTTATCCTCTGTATAAATGTTGTATAGGGTTGCAAAAATAACTACGCTGGTTGTTGCCAGTAATATAAAAAGTCCTAATGCTGTAATAATATCAAGCATCTCCTACTTTCCACACGTTTCCAATAGTAAAAACAAAGAAAGGAATAGAAAAAATTAAACCGTCAAACTCTCCCGCTTCGATTTTATTATCAAAGCCAGTAATCCACACCGGCCTGCTGCTGGATGCCTCGACATCTAATCCAACTCCCATTCTAAAGTTAATGCTCCAGAGCATATCCATAAATTGTATTGTCATTGTTTTTCCTTTTAGTTTTTTTGCGTTCAGTCTTAGCTGTAGAAGACCTTGTTAATTTTTTAAACTTCTTTTTGCGGTCAAATCTATCTCGCCTTTCTTCTTTTCTGTCCATTACAAAAGACCTAATGTTTTTACATTGCCTGCAATAATAAATCCACATGTAACCATATGAGTAAGCCACCAAACAGTCCTAACACAAGCAACAGTATTAGCTTGCTTATCTGTTTCGCCAACTTTTTCACCTAGACTTTTGGCCCATATTCGCCACCACTTTTTCATGTCACCAACCCTTAATTATATTAAACATTATAACATAAGCGCAAGCTAGGTTAGACAGCACAATAAAAGTTCTAATGTATGAGATATAGTTTTCGTTCTCTGCGTCATACCCGTCTTCCTCGTCAAAAGAACCTAGCGCATGTTTCCATATTTTCCAAAGCTTATTCATTACCTATTCTCTTGTGCTACCATCTCTGTCAGCTTGTTTAAATACCAACCAGCTTTCTGTAGGTCTTCTACCTGCTTACCTTTGTAGTCATAGCGCCACAGATACTTCAGGCAGTTACCCTTTAGGTAGCCTTTGAATGCCACTGAAGACATAGACTCTTCAATAGCTTCAATACATTCTATGTTACCGGTGTTGTAGTGTGCGGGTCTGAGCACCATGTCCGTTTCAATGTCCGGTTCTTCTAGTATTTTTTGTGCTTTATCACAAGCTTCTTTAGCTTCTTCGTGAGCTGCCTTCATCCACGCATCTATGCCTCTTCCTTTTTTAGGCTCAACCCAACAATCTGCAAAGTCTCCAGCATCGCTCGTAACTTCTTTGCCGTAATCTTCTGTGCTATCATAAACATATTTAGATTCTAAACGCTCCATGTAACTTTCAAACGTAGGCTCTCCTGTTTCTCTAACTCTGTCCCAATCTTGTGGCGTTGCGTCATTCAATCTCATCTTTAAAGTCCTCTTTCTTTTTCACGTTAATCCAGTTGTCAGGTATACTGTCTTCACTAAACCATCTAAAATTATTAGCTGAAGCCCACTCACCATGAGAGCGCCTTGTACCATCTTTACGAACCTTGGCGGCAGGCATAGGGGCATTGGGGTTGGCAAACAGAAACACTAGCTCAACATCAACAGGAAGAACCTTAGAAACCCATACATACTTAGAGTATTCTGCGCTGTCCCAGAAACGGCCCTTAGCCTCCAGAAGTATCTTCTTGCCATCTATTTCTTTAACGAAGTCTGGCTCGTACTTGTGGGTGACTGTGTACTCAACCTTGTCAACGTGGTGCTCCCAAGCATCTAGGATTCCAGAGTGCAACTCATACTCCCAGTTTGAATCATAGCCTTTTACTAAGTCTTTTTCTACTGGACGTTTAACTCTCGGCTTCCTATAGCCTTTGCGTACCTTCTTCATCTTTGCTCCATTTTCCATGCGATGTCTTGTGGCGTTACATCCTCAACGTCTTTGTCAGGGAATATTTTTATTAACTGCTTTATCTTATTGCTCAGCCACTTTAATGTATAGAAGCTAGTATGTATTGTGCCTTGCGCCCACAGGTGTGTTTGTTTAGGCAGCATATCTTTGAAGTTATCTTTGTTAATCTTAGAAGCCTCCTCGTCACTGAGAAGACTTTTAAGCCATTCAATCTGCAAAACTTCTGCGTGTTTTTTTATTCGCTTAGACTTTTTGCGATTCATAATATCTCATCCACCTTTGGTTCTGCCTCTACATGTGTTAAATATTTATAGCCAGTAGAGTATTTAAAAGTTCTGAGGCCAGCTCCATCGTTGGCATCCTTGTGGCATTCGTGTTTATACTTACACCACGTACAACCTTTAGGCAATTGCATATTTCCTTTCTTGCCATCAGGTGTGGGAGTATAGCACAAGTCAGGCGGCGTGTCAAGTTTTAATTCGTCTAGCAGCGTATTTATTTTAGTATCTATGTTCGGCTTATCCAAGTCGTCTGGAACATACATACATAGCTCGCCACTCTCTTTATTGATAACAAGAAACCCGCCCTCGTTTGTGCCTTCTGCTTTCTCGTAACCAGCGAGCTGTCCTAAGTAACCGAAGGGGTCATCGTCAGCCAGTGTACCCTTCATAAACTTATTAAAGGCAAACTTAGATGCAGACTTAACGTCTACTACCTGACCGTTAATCTTACAGTCCATGTGTCCAACAATACCGTTGACTGTAACTTCTTTCTGCTCATCGGTGACGTTGTGTCCCGCCATTCGTACAAGCATAAGTATAACTTCTTCGAGGATGTGGCCGTACAGAAACTTAATTTGCGTTGCACCATCAACGCTGCCACGGCCATTAGGGTCACGCTTCTCAAACCACATCTGACGAGAGGGCTTACCTACGTTAGACATTCGTACAGTGAAGTCAGTGTCTCTGGGTCTTGGTGTTGCCCAGTGGAGGATAGCTTCTTTCATAGATGCCATCGTTGCATCGAGCGCCTCCTCCGTTATTGGAAGAGGCTCTCCATTTGAAAGGTTTTCAAGCAGCCCATAGATGTCAGGGACTATAGTATTAAGCGGCTTCTGGTTCATCTTCTAACTCCTTGAATGCTTTGATTACATCAGAAGAGAATAGCTTCTGAAGATTTAACAGGTACATTTGGCTTGCTCTGTTGTCACCACCCGATACGGTTTTAAAACTATCTAGGCGCTTGACAATCTTCTTGAGCGTAGCGGTGTTAAATACCAGTGTGCAGTATTCATCATCACCGATACATAAGTTATGGAACCAGTAGTCGGATTCAGTTGCGTCAATCCCTGACGGCTTACCGTATGACTTATACTCAATACAAATGTTACCCGTCTTTTGCCAGAGGTCACGCTCTGATTTAACTTCTATCTTCTTTCCTGTAAGCATCGCTGCAATTTTATCTTCTCGCACCTCTCCGTATGCTAGGTCAAGGTCGAACTTCTTTCTGTCTGCTTTAGTGGGTTTCATGCCATCCATCTCCGATGTTGAAGTCCCCATCTAAGGGACAGTTTAAGTTTAAGTTCTTACCTGCTTCAACAATAGCATCAATGCCTGCTTGACCTACTGCCTCTGCGTCCTGTTCTTTGCATTCAATCTGCCACTCGTCATGGACGTTGGCTACAAACTTAGCATCTAAGTGCCGTATCTTTTTCTCCAGTACAACCAGAGCTTCCTTCATAACTATAGCACCGGCTGACTGTAACAGTGTGTTGAGTGCAGCGTGTTCAGAGCGCACAGTAACTTTACGCCCATCTAGCCCCTTGAGGAATCCCTTTTTACTATCTCGTTGTACTCGTTGGATAAGAGATTTAAGTGATGGGAGACTATTAAGAAACTGTTCTCGCAGTTGTTTACCTCTTGACTGACCTGCTTTAACCACTGACCCAATCTTTGCATTTCCAGCTCCGTAGAGGAAGGCATAGATGAAAGTTTTTGCCTGATTTCTTGATTCAAGTCCTGCAAGTCTTTGGTTAGCGCTGTGAATATCTCCGTTGAGGATTTCATTAGTATACTCCTTGTCGTTCATGTAGTGTGCAAGCATTCTAAGTTCTAAGCCTGAAGCATCAATACCTACAAGCTTGTTGCCTTCCTTCACAGTCCAGCAAGACCTGCACTCTTTACCGTAGGGTGAGTTGCTGCTCGGTATCTGCGCCATGTTAGGATGGCTGTGTGTCATGCGGCCTGTCACAGCACCGTTAGGATTAACGTAACCACGCACCCTGTTGTCAGGCTCAACCGCTTTTATCCAACTGTTTACCTGAGCCAAGCGCTTCTGAAGCATTAGATACTTAGCAATCAAGGCAGCTTCGGGTATATCTTTAACCTTTGACAGTGTACCTTCATCAACAATTGGCTGACCAGTAGGTGTAAAGTTTTTAGGTGACCATCCAGCATCAATAAGATACTCACCTATCTGCTTACGAGAACCCAAGTTAAACTCTATGTGAGTCTCACGCTTGATGGGCTTGTTGGTTTGAAGCATGATGTCATACTCCTCGTCAGTAAGCCTAACGCCCTTACCCTCTGGGCCTTCAGAAACTTTAGCAAGCTTACCGCTTTTAGTATACTTAGGCTTGAGAATATCTACGATAACCTTGGGCTTGAATGTCTCATGCACTTCAGCTTCTGTAGCATCTAGCTTCTCTTGGAACATTGCAACAAGCAACATAGCCTTACGCATATCTAACTCAAAGCCATTGCGTCTTTGCTCGTCTATAATCTTAGCAACTGAATGCTCAAGCTTTACTGCTGTAGGTGTGAAGCCTCGGCTCTCGACACGCAACTGCTGATATACTTTAGTATTCAGTTCTACATCACGCTTACAATACTTTAGCATCTCAGGGCAGTAAGCATCCCAAGCATCTTGGTTAGCACCGTAGTCACCCTTGTTGAACTTGAGTCGGTAGCCCCAAGACTCTAAGCCATGACCACCCTCACGGGTTGGTTTGAACAATCTAGAAAGTACAAGTGTATCTACAATCTTCTTGTTGCTTAGGTCAAGTCCGGCAATACTTTTAATTGCTGGAAGGTCATAGCCAATAATGTTGTGGCCGATTAGTTTATCTGCGGCTCTCAGAAGACCATAGCCCTCTTCGAGTTGGGTGTTGTCAAATGTAAACACATCCAGTGTGTCTACATCTTGAGCAACAATACAAAAGATTTTAGTGGGGTCAAGTCCGTCTGCCTCAATGTCAAACACTAAGTTACTCATAGCTCGTCTCCGTCAAAGGCATCATAGTTATTACCGTCATCAATCTCTCGCAGCCTGCCAGTGTCGGCATCGTATAAAAGGCTACAGGCCACACCCACATCTCCAGTGTATCTAGATTTAAGCACTCGCACCTTGGTGGTTGATGCCTCAATCTCGTCCTCTGATTGTTGGTTGCGCTCCAAAGATATAACACAGTCTGATAACTGAGCGATACTCTGAGAGCCTCTGAGGTGTGACAGTCCTGTCTCTATACCGTTCTCGTGTCCACGGTTGCCCTCAACTCTACGAAGGTGGGATACCAATATCATACCAGCGCCTGTCTCTTCTACAAGAGAGCGAAGTCGGTGCATGATACCGTCAATAGCTTTACGCTCATCGCCTTCCAAGGCTTGCAGCACCAGCATATGAAGGTGGTCAACTACAACCCACTTACAATCTAAACCAACAATCAGGTAGCGAAGCTTGCTAAAGATGTCTTCTAGATTATTGACACCCAGATGGGCATGAATCCAAACACGGCCCTCGTTCTCTCCCATGAATACCTTGCGGTAGTATTGTTCGAGAAGCTCATCGCCCATTTTATTCTTAACGCTATCTAGGTGTAGCTTTGTGTTAGCTTCAACAGCCATGATACCTTCAGCAGTACGGCTCCAGTTCTCTTCAAGAGCTACAATGCCTACGTTATCTTTGGTGTGGTTTATAAGCCAGTGCTCTAGTTCTCTGGTCACAGAAGACTTACCAAGCCCAGTGCCGCCAGTGAGAGTTACAAGCTCACCTGCTCTCATGCCTTCTAGCTTCTTGTTTAAGCCGCCCCAAGGATATGGGATTGACGGAAGCTTTTCTGTACGTAAACGCTTGTATTCGTCTAACTGGCTGGACAGATTCATAATCCCTGAAGGGGTGTAGACTTTTGCATCCCAGAAACAATTAACAAACACAGAGTGCTTGTGTTCCTTGAGCATATCGTTAGGGTCTTTGAACCCTTCGGGCAGTGTCATCAACTTAGCTTTGTTGGGGGTGAGGAGCTTGGCGATAGCCTTAGCCCCTTCCTTGCCCACCTTGTCGCTGTCGAAACACAACACTACTGTGTCGAAAGATTCTAGAAACTCTAGACTATTCTTAACGTCACGAGCACCTCCTTGTGCTCCTGATTTAATTGATACGACAGGCCACTTACTTCCAAGTAGTTCGTATGCTGCCATAGCATCACACTCTCCCTCTACCACTGTAATAAACTTACCGCCTGCTTTAAACAACTGCTCTCCGAACAGCCCTGTTTCTTTTGACTCGCCCTTCCAAGCAAACTGCTTGTTAAGCTTCCGTATCTTTGTTGCTACTTCCTCGCCATTGTTGTAGTAGGGATAGTGGTGGCTAGTGACCTGACCGTTTAGAGTAGTAGATTTAACGCCATACTTTTTGGCAGTCTCAACACTGATTCCTCTGTCGGTCAGGGCATTATAGCTAGAGCCACTACCTGAGCCTTGATACTTAGTAAATTCCATTACTGTATCTTGTTTAGGGGTTTGCACTTCCGATGTGCCGTAATCTTTAAAATAAGTATTGCAACTGAAGCAATACGCTGACCCGTCATCGTTCTGTGATACTGGGTCACTCCCCCCGCATTCATTACACGGGAGGTGAAATTTAACAAACGGCATGGTGTCACCTCATGGTTAGCCTTCAACTACAACTTCAGCTTCCTCTGCATCTTCGGTGATGGCTTCATCCGTGAGCCTATCTTCAAACAAAGCTTTAATCTGCTGAGCTGCTGCTTGATATAATTGAACATCGTTGTTTGATACTTGTACCTTCACCATTGCGTCCTTCAAAAGCCCAAATAATCCTTGGGCTTCTGAGTCTAGCAAAGATACATCGTAGACATTGTCGCCTACTTTATATGTACCCATTAAATTGCTTCCTCCATTTCATCTTCTACTTCAAACTCTCCGCCATCCATTGTACCGACAGAGACTAAATCCAGAACCTGCATAGCTTGGAAGTCTAAACCCTTGAAGGTCTTACCTTTCCAAACAGATTCCCACTCTTTGTACTGAACCTTAACTGTAGAGCCATTACCTACACGCTCGTCAATTGGGTTCTTGCTTGCATCTACAAGCTTAGGCGCTGACCGAACCATTCCATTCGGGCCATTAACTTTACGCTTGATGATAATTGCTGGGCCTTCATCCATGTCCTTTACTGCAAAACCTTTAGACCGAAAGCTTTGTGCAGTGTCTTCGTCTACTACTAGATTTACTGTGTATACTGGTTCGTAAGTAGTGTTAGGTGTTGTTACGCTTGCCCAATATGCTGTTCCTGATACTATAGCCATGTTTATATTTCCTATCGTTGGTGTTAAAATGAGGTGGCATTATACCACAAGTTACTTCGCTTGTAAAGTTTTATTTGAAAAAAAATTCACGCTCTATGTACATTGCCCAAACAGCTATGATAAACACAGCCCAAGCTGGCGCTCCACATAAAGCTAATCCAAGTGCTATGCATACAGTGGTCATTGTTCTTTAACAAATAGCCCATCAACCATTGTACCCTTGCGGTCTTTGATGTCATTGTAAGCGTGTTCCATGCACTGTTCGAGAGTTAAGTTGCTTCGATGTGCAATGTTAATTAGCACTACAATAATATCTCCGATGTCATCAATAACTAGCTCGTCATTCTGAATGTTAAGGCGTAGTTCTTCGACCTCTTCGAGAAGCTTTTCAAACTGTTGGTGGTCTGTTGAGCCATCAAATAAATTACGGTCATGGTGCCATTGTACTATCTTGTCTTCCAGTGTCTTCATCCTTGCTGTCTTCCTCTTGTATATAGTTAAGTAGTTCTTTAGATGTTACATCCCATTTGCTGGTGGCTTGCTGTAAGGTTAAGCGTCCTTGCATTAAGTCTTCTTTAGCATTCTTTAAGTTCTGATTCAATACAAGCTGCTCCACTCTTTAAGTTTATCTTGTTTCTTAAACATCTGTCCAAGCTTTTCTATTTGGCTCACCAGTTTATAATCTGAGAGAAGATTAATCATCACGTTAACATCGGCTGCCTCCTGTAGTAAGTTATCTAAATGCTTTTTCTCCTTACCAAACCTGAGAAGTTTGCTGCAAACCATCGCTAGTTCGCAGCACTCCTCCATAGTTATAACAAGAAGCTCTTGTTCTTTTTGAGTTAGTTTATGATTCAACATTACGCCACCTTTGAGAAGTGGTGCTGAACAACAGCCTGTCGAGTGTTCTGTGTTGCAGCTATATTAACTATAGCATCTCGGCGTTGTGCTGTTGCATGAGTAGACCAGTCGGTCATAGCATTATAAAATGCCCAGCGATTAGCACCCAAACGTCTCTTGTATTTATGCCAAGCAGCATAGATGTATTCAAGCGATGGGTTAGTTCTTGTCATCTCACCCATGATAGCTTCACCAGATGAAGGCGGTCTAGAGTTAATAATCTTTTGCGCTGAATCAATCTTCAAAGCTTGGACAATCTCTTGAAAGGCCATGTTATCCGACATGGGTTGAGCACTCCACTCTGACCAGAGTTCACGCTGGTTCTCGAAAACATATAGAGCCTTAGTGATAACTCTTGAGCCTACTTCAATGTCTAGGTTTCGGGTATGCTTAGCTCTGAACACTGCAACCTCACCGCCAACAAAGACCTGTAGATTTGTACAGGCTTGCTGGATAGCTGCTGCACTAATCATAAAAGGCCAAGTCCCGTCAAAGCTTGACACTGCAAGCAGTCCAAGGGATGCAGTGTCACCATCTGGAGTATTATAAGTATGAGCCGGTAGCTTATATTGTACAAAGGTTCTAGAGCCATCGTGAGAAGTCTTGATAGTCTCTTGAATGCGGTCAACATTAAGACCTGAACGCTCAATAATATTACGGGTAACATCTATCATCTTCTTGGGAGCCACTGGCTTATAGCTATGACCATGTACACCTAGCTCTTGAGCTGTATCTGTACGATAGATAATAGACTTGGAGCTTTCATAAGCATCTAAATAAATTAAAGGTGCTGTAGCTATATCAAAATCTGCTGAGCCGTAGCCACCCTCTCGGATGGCTTGAAGTGCTGAGTTGTTTGGGAACATTTGCATTATAGTCATTACGCTTGTACTCCTTCGATGCCATTAATATCTTTGATGTTCTTGAAGCTGATGCTTCGAGACTGTTTGTGCTGTACATAGAAAGCCCACTTGTAGCAATGGAAGATATGAAAACACTCTCCCTTGCTAACCTCGAAACGATTCTTGGTGCTTCGCTGTCGTACAATAAAAGACTTGCCGAAGACCATCCCATTTTTCTTGCCGCTAAATGCCAAGAGTGTGTAGATTTTGCGATTAAGTTGAATAAAGTTTCCATAGTTTAATGCCTATTGGTTTAGTTGAGTGTGTATTATAACATAAATTTATTTAAAAGTAAAGCGGTTTTTTACTTGACTCCGCCACCGAAGTGTGGTACAATAACTTAATGTCTTATAAGTTAGTTCGTAAGAACTTACTAACTTATAAGTCATTAAGTAATTGAGTATATTAATTATCATTGATGCAGATATTATATACTCTAGTTGCTAAGTCATCCAGCATTTCAATCTCTTCTTCTGTTGGTTCAAAAGCAGTGTCGTATTTCAACTGCTCTGTAGTTATTGTTAAGTCTTTAAGGATATTAAAAAAATCTAGTTTAGTTTCTGTTAGCTTGTAAGTCATAGTCATACACCTGTTAAGTAAAGTTTAAATTCTATTAAAATAAATAATGTTAGCCCTGACACGCCTTTATCTCTTTTAGTCTATCGCCATTAATCATAGTAATAGTATAAGGCTCATGGCTGTATGCCTTAGCTACCTTATGTGCATCGTCTAAGTTAAAGCTATACATCGGTGAACCAGACTCTCCAAGAAAGTCTATACGCCATAGAACATTGCCTTCTTTAATTCCATCTGAGTTTTTCATGGTGCTCTGCCTCGTTTAAATAACCTTTAAGTACATAGTCAGGAAGTCTTTCAATCATTTCATATATTGCTTGGCCTTCACCATCTCTTACATCTCTATAGAGTTGATGCATTACCTCGATTAATAGCTCTTCCTTTTCTTCTAAATCTTTAGTTGTTGGCTGCATATCTAGCCTCCTGTTTAACTTTATCTATGTAATCTTCAAAGGCTTTGCGGTGTATCTTCTTGTACTTCGAGCCGCCTTTCTT